TAAAGGGCGTTTGCGTGATTTTGTGGAGATTAAAATTGGGTCCTTCTGAGGGGCTGGGAGTAGGGGTCGGGCAAAGCCCCGCGCTATCTCTAGCCACAGAGGGCTCTAAACCCCCTTTCCTGTTCCGTGAATGAAGGTTTATTTAGGTTTTGAGGTGGTGATATGGATAACACCAAAAAGGGCATAGAGAATCAAGTGATACAAGGCAAGGACCTAGCTGCAATTTTCGGCCTTTCCACTAGGAGAATAAGGCAATTGACGCAAGAAGGCGTTTTGCCCCAAGTTGGCAGGGGTAAGTATGTGCTGGGGGAAGCCGTACAGTCATACATAGCTCACCTCCAGGAGAAAATTAGGGAGGCTGCGAAGAGCGTAGATCCGAAAGACCTGCAGAAAGAGCTCACGAGACTGCGCAAGGCGCAAGCCGACAAAGCAGAGCTTGAGGTCGCAGAGTACCAAGGGCAATTGCATAGGGCTGAAGATGTTGAAGCGGTATGGACGGAGATGTTGTCGAACTTCAGGGCGAGAATGTTGGCTATGCCGACGAAACTGGCGCCTATGGTTGCACTGCAAGATGATGTACAGGAGGTCCAGGCGCAGTTGAAAGACGCAATTTACGAGGCACTACAGGAGTTGAGCGAATATGACCCTGAGCAAATCGCTAGTCGAGCTCGTAAAGCGCGCCGTTAAGGTGTTGGCGCCTCCGCCTGATCTGACCATAGCGGAATGGGCGGACCGGTACAGGGTTCTATCTCGTGAATCTTCAGCCGAGCCTGGACGATGGAGAACAGATAGGGCGCCATACCAAAGAGAAATTATGGACGCCATCACGGACCCAAAGACAGAAAAGATTGTCGTGATGAGTTCTTCACAGGTAGGTAAAAGTGAGATCCTTCTCAATGTAATTGGCTACTTTATAGACCAGGACCCCGCCCCGATTCTCTTGCTGATGCCGACGTTGGATTTGGCGGAGGCTTTTTCAAAAGATAGGTTGGCGCCTATGTTGCGTGATACTCCGATCTTAAGGGGCAAAGTAAAAGACGCAAGGACAAGAAACAGCAATAACACATTGCTGCATAAACAGTTTCCAGGTGGGCATATAACACTGGCAGGGGCAAACTCCCCTGCTTCTCTTTCATCTAGGCCTATTAGGATCCTGCTTGCTGACGAAGTTGACAGATATCCCATGTCTGCGGGTACAGAAGGTGACCCTTTAACACTTGCAGAGCGCAGGACCTCAAACTTCTGGAACAGGAAAAAAATATATATGAGCACCCCTGGAATCAAGGATCTTTCGCGCATAGAGGCTGCCTATGAGCTATCTACACAGGAGGAATGGTGTATTGCATGTCCCACTTGCGGGAAATACCAGCCTCTTAAATGGGCGCAAATACACTTTGAGGATATGACACATGAGTGTGCGCACTGTGGTGCACGGCATACAGAGATTGAGTGGAAAAGACAGGACGGCAAATGGATTGCAAAGAATGAAAACAAGGGCACAAGAGGGTTTCATTTGAACGCTTTGGCCTCTCCGTGGAAGACGTGGGATGAGATTGTAGAAGAGTTTAAGGAGGCCAAACGAGTAGGGCCTGAGGGACTTAAGGTATGGGTTAACACGGTTCTTGGTGAAACATGGGAAGAAGAGGGCGACACGGTTGAGGAAGAATCGCTTATGGAGCACATGGACCATTATGGCGCAGATCTGCCGGAAGGCGTGAAGGTCCTTACTGCGGGAGTAGATACGCAAGATGACCGCCTAGAGGTAGAGGTAGTTGGCTGGGGGCAAGGGAAAGAGTCTTGGAGTATAGAGTATCGGACCTTCTATGGTGATCCTGGCCAGGCTGCTGTATGGACGCAGCTTGATGAGTTCTTGCAAAAGTACTGGTCAAAAACGGACGGAACCCAAATGGGCATATCCTGCACATGCATAGACTCTGGGGGTCACTTCACGGATCAGGTATACCAATTTTGTGCGAAGCGTGAACATCGGCGCATATTTGCGATTAAAGGGCGCGGAGGCACAGGATACCCAATTCTCATAGGGAAGCCCACGAGGAACAACAGACACAGGGCTGCGCTGTTTCATGTCGGTGTTGACACCGTAAAAGAGCTTTTCTACTCGAGGCTAAAGGTTGAAGACCCTGGCCCTGGATACTGTCACTTCCCAGCAGATCAGGACCGAGGGCATGACAGAACATACTTTTTAGGGTTGATCTCAGAGAAAAAGGTTTTGAGGTATAGAAAGGGCCGGCCGTACATTGAATGGGTTAAACGGTCGTCGGGGTTGCGGAATGAGGCCTTGGACTGCCGGGTTTATGCAACGGCAGCGCTTGAGATTATCAATCCCGACCTAACCAAGCCGGTCAATAGCGGAAAAATGGAGCAAAAAAGGCCAATGACAGCTCCGAGACAGAGGGGCCGTCGGGTGCTCAGTAAAGGGGTGAGGTAGCGACATGGCCACATGGACGCTTGAAGAGGCACAGCAACACTTAGATGCCTGGCTTGCTGCGGATTTAGCGCTGGCCACCAGCCAGTCATACAAAATGGGCGATATAACCCTGACTAGGGCCGACCTGCCTACAGTGAAAGACCGGATAAACTTCTGGCGGCGTGAGGTTGCGGCGCTGCAGGCGGGCAAGGGGTCTGGGCCTAGGGTATATCGCGTGATTCCGAGGGATCTATGATGAGTATACTAAGCGGGATTAAAAGAATATTCACCAGCAAGCCAGTACAAAGAGTGCGGAATAAGGGATATGACCAATATGGCGCAAGCACAACAAAGAAGGTCCTGCGTGGTTGGATCTCAAAAGCGGGGGACCCTGATGAGGACATTGTCAAGAATGTGCCCAAACTCAGGGAGAGATCCCGGGATTTGTGGATGGGCGTTCCGCTTGCAACAGGGGCTCTCCGGACGATCAAAACAAATGTGGTAGGCGCCGCCTTGACGCCTAATGCGATGGTTCAGGCTGACATTATAGGGCTTTCGGAGGAAGGGCGCATTGCGTGGGAGCGAAAGGCCGAGAGCCTATGGGCCTATTGGTCAGACACAAAAGAATGTGATGTTCGCAGGTTGCATTCCATGGGGACACTGCAAGGCCTAGCGTTTGTCTCTATGTTGATGAACGGCGATGCTTTTGCATTGTTGCCCTATGTGGATGAGAAAAACACCATGTTCAGCTTGCGGGTGCGCCTCATTGAAGGCGATAGGGTGATGGATCCCAAGCAGAAGCCTAGAGATAAAGACATTTTAGGTGGTGTGGAAGTAGACAATCTGGGCCGGCCTGTTGCATATTACATCGCCAGCAAGCACCCTGGAGGCAGCAGCACAATGAATATGGAGTTTACGAGGGTCGAAGCGATTGGGGCCAAGACCGGCAGGCGCAATATTTTGCACTTAATTGACCCTGAGCGCATAGAGCAACGGCGCGGTGTTCCTGTTTTAGCTCCTGTCATAGAGTCGTTGAAACAGCTAGGGCGCTACACCGAAGCGGAGCTTGTTGCAGCTGTTGTTAGTGGGTTTTTTACGGTCTTTGTGAAGTCTGCTTCTCCTATGGACGCATTTACGCAAACATTTGCGGAGTCTGACCAGGTAGACGCAGGCGATGAGGGCACATTAGAGCTGGGGAACGGTGCCGTTGTTGGGCTTGCTCCTGGTGAAGACATAGAAGTGGCGAACCCAAGCCGTCCCAACTCGAACTTTGAGGGGTTTGTAACGGCGATATGCAAACAGGTGGGAGCGGCCTTAGAGCTGCCTTATGAGGTCCTTATGAAGCATTTTTCATCTAGTTATTCAGCCTCAAGGGGCGCATTGCTCGAGGCCTGGAAGATGTTTAAGGCCAGAAGGGCCTGGTTGGTCTCCTCGTTTTGCCAGCCGATCTATGAGGAATTTATAACAGAGGCGGTAGCCAGGGGATACTTAGAGGCCCCTGGCTTTTTTGATGATCCCTTTATCCGTTGGGCATATACGAGAGCGGAATGGTATGGGCCATCACAAGGGCAGCTTGACCCGCTCAAGGAAGTAAAGGCTGCAAAGATCAGGGTTGAGGAAGGGTTCTCTACGAGAGCGAAGGAGACAGCGGAGCTTTCTGGCGGTGACTTTGATGTGTATATGGCACAGCGGGCAAAAGAGGAACGAATGATGAGGGATGCTGGGCTGATTACTGAGAATGCTGCCGATGATGGCTCTGATGACGGCTTGGACGAATAGGAGGTTATGCGCATGAGATTTTGGACATTTAAGGCCTTGTCTGAACAAGAGGCTGAATTGCTGATTTATGGGGTAATAGGCGACTCCGAATGGGATGACGTGGACGCTAAGAGTTTTTATAGAGAGCTCAAGGAGCTGGGTGACGTTGCAGAGTTGACAATCAGGATCAACAGCCCTGGAGGCGATGTGTTTGCAGCGCAGGCTATATATTCACAGCTCAAGAATCATCCTGCAAATGTGACGGTCTATATAGACGGCCTTGCAGCCTCTGCCGCCAGCCTAATTGCAATGGCGGGCGATAAGGTGATCATGCCGGCCAATGCGCTGATGATGATTCACAACCCGCAGACTATAGCTATAGGCGACGAGAACGACCTCAGAAAGGGCGTAGAGGTGCTTGAGAAGGTCAAAGAAACGATGATAGCGGCTTATCAGGCCAAGACGGGCCTTGATAGAGAGACATTGCTAGATCTCATAGATGAGGAGACATGGCTTACTGCGGAAGAGGCTGTCGAGTGGGGCTTTGCTGATGAGGTAGCGGGAGTGCTTCAGATGGTGGCTGCACTGGACAATGGCAAGCTGTCTATATCGACGGCAACAGGCACTTGTGAAATCTCATTCAGAGGGGGGGTACCCGATGAGGTTATGAAGGTCATAGAGCAGCACGCAACAAAAGACAAGGGAGGGAAAAAGCAGATGGACATAAAGAACATTCAGGACCTTGAAGCTGCTTATGCTGATCTCGTCAAAGAGATAAGAGACGCAGCTTTTGAGGAAGGAGCAAAACAGGAGCGGGCCAGGATAGCAGCAATAGCAGAGCTTGCTGTTCCTGGGGTGGAAGACATTATCCGCAAGGCGCAGTTTGAAGAGCCCATGTCTCCCGAGGCCGTTGCAATGGAGATAGTGAAGGCGCAGAAGGAGAAAGGCAAACAGCATCTTGAGGACATGAAAGCCGATGCTGAGGACCTCAACAAAGTAGGCGCCTCTGCTCCCGACATAAGTGCAGAGGAGCAGGAAGAGCAGAGAATTGTGCAGGCTATCGCAAAGGGCCTGCAGACCAAAAAATAGAGAGGTGAATGAATAATGGCGGAAGTTTATACTCCTAAAAATCTTTTTGCAGGCAGCGTAATGCCTTTTGTAACTGATTCTGTAGTTGTTGCATCTGGCCAAACTTTGTCGGCTGGAGCAGTGCTCGGAAAGGTGACATCTACCGGCAAATATGCCTTGGTAGAC